TCGAATCCTGGAGCACTTCCTTCAGGGCTCGGAACTCTTCCACCGTCAGATTCGCGCCTGCCGCCATACGCTCGAGGTTCGTCTGCACGTTGAGCCCGAGCTCCTCTGCCAGCTCGCGCGCCTTCTCCGTTGAGATGCCGAGCGCCTCTCCCATTTCCTCGAGGGTCGCAGGAGCGAAGTTCATCGACTCCTCGATCTCGATCGTGACTCCCAGGAACCGTTCCGCCGCACCAACGATCCTGTCGAACTGCTCCTGCCCGGCGGGCCCGAGCTCGCTGAAGTGCTCTATGAGCAGGGGCAGCGACTCTTCGAGTGCGGCAAAGATCTCCGGCTTGGAAATCTCGCCTCGCTCGAAGAACGAGAAGAGATCCCCGATCTCCTCGGCGAATCGGTCGACGCTCTCGAAGCCGCCGGACTTGAATATGTCGGCGATCGCAAGCTGCACGATGCCGCCGTCTTCCGCGATCGCTAGCGCCATCTCCTTCGGGATGGTCGCTCCGAGATCACGGGCGGCATCAGCCACGAGGTCGGAGCCGTCGTCGCGTAAGAAGCCGACGATGGCGCCTACGCCCGCGCCAATAGCCGTTCCCCAGGGACCGGCGATCGATCCGATCTGAGCGCCCGCCGCGGCGCCGCCGAGCACGCCCTGGACGCCCCCGCCTTTGGTTGCCGCGTCGAGCGCCTGAAACGCGATGACCGCGCTCTCGATGCCAGTGATGAGGCCGCCGATCCAGTCGCCTGAATCGATCTGGTCGAAGCTCTGCTCCAGACCTTGCGCCGCAACGCCCGCGTTCGTGATGCCGAGGACGACCGCTCCGATGTCGCCGCCCAGGAGGTGGGCCAGATTGGCGGCGTGCTGCACCGCGTCGTTGTAGCGATCTTGCGCGTCCTTGGCCTCCATGGTGGCGGCCTCGACGTCGCCGACGCCTTTTGCCGCGTCCGCGATCCCCTGCTCGATGTCTGACATGCCGAGTCCGCCGAACATGAGCTCGGGATCGATGCCAGGTACGCCGCCAGCCTCGGGCTGGAACTGCCCCGTGATCGCCTCCCAGTCGTCGGCAGCGCGCTGCTGTGCGTCGGCGAGGTTGGCCCAGTAGTTCTGCGCGACATCCTGGGCGATTAGATAGGAGCTCGTCAGCTCGTCGAGCTTCTTTCGGTACTTGTCGATCTCCGCCTGCGCCTTTTTCGACGCTGCGATCTCTTCTTTGGAAAGCTTATTGCCCTCTTTCTTCCCATTGTGCAGCCTATTGAGCCTGTTGATCTCCGACTCGATGAGCGCGTTGTTCTTTTCTCGCTGCGCGATCTCCTCGGCTCGCGCCTTAGTAAGGACGGCCGCCTGCTTCGGGTCGAAGCCCTTGTTGAGCAGGCTCTCCTCGAAGAGCTTAAGCTCTTCCCCTGTGCTGATGGTCGCGATCTCATTCTTGAATTCTCGGTAGTCCTTGAGGAACCCGACCATCTCCACCGACGCGTCCGCGAGGGCCGTGATCAGCGGCCCCGCGATCTCACCGGCCAGGCCAGAGACCGCCGTCTTCAGCGACGTCATCGAGTCGTGGAACCGACGGCCCGCCTCGAGGACGTCGTCTTCTATGACGCCGCCGAGATCGTGAAACTTCTTCGTCAGCGCGTCGACGTCGCTTTCCAACAACGGGAGGATGGACCTACCTGAGTCGCCCAGGATCGCCATGGCTGCGGCGGTCTGTTGCGCCTGGTTCGGGATCTTTCCGATCGCGGACGCGATCGTCAAAAACTGGTCCTCGGGTCTCATCGACAAGACGTCGTCTATGCTCAGTCCGATCCGGCCGAGCCATTTAGCGGCCTCTGTCGATTCATCGCCGAGGCGGCGAGCCATGCTCCCTACGGCAGAGGTCACCTGCTCGAACCCGACGCCCGTCTGCTCGGCGACGAACTTCAGCTCCTGAAGGCCGAGCAGTGAGATCCCCGTCTTGTCGCGAAGTGTGGTCAGCTCGACGCCTAGCGTGGTCACGTGGCGAACGGACGCGGCGACCCCGGCGCCCAGAGCCGCGGCCCCGCCGACGAGGCCGACCATGGCGACGCTCGTAGTTCCCAGGATCCGGCTCGCGCTGGCAGCCGCCGGGTTCATCTGGGCGAAGTTGCCGCTCAGCCGCTGGACTTCCTTCCCGAGCGGAGAAATGCCGCCCTTTCCGGCGCCCTGTGCGCTCTTGGCCAGGCGGTCGAGCTGCTTTCGCGCCTTGTCGATCTCCGCCTTCGTGAGATTCTTCGCGGAGATCCTGATGACGATGTCTTCGCCTCTGGCCATCAGTTGACTCCGGTTGGGACGTGGGGGTACATTCGCCCCCCCCAGGGAATGGAGGTCACACCATGCGACAGATTGGCATTCTCTTTGCGGCACTCGCCATCTTCGGAGTGCTCTACTTCTTCTCTGGTCGCGAGGTCGCGTCGATTCCGAGAGAAGAACGACTCGACATGTTCGAAGCTGAGATGCGGCGACGAGGCTTCGACGAAAAGCAGGCTGCAGTGCTTCGCCAAGCGCGCGAGCATGGGCGGCCAGACTCGTCGTTCGATCGGCTCGATTTGCTCACGCCGTCGGAGCGAGCTGAGTTCTACCGCATCGCTGGGCCTGGCATCGAGAATTGCGCGGACCCCGACGAGTGCCGGGATCGCCTGGACGAGCTCCGGGCGCGCATCCTCGAGCGGATGGACGAAGACCACTAGCTCCGTCGCCGGTGGCGCCTTGGCGGCGCTGGCCGAGGCTTCGCACGCGAGCGCCGGGCGTCGGCTCCGCCCTTCGCCCGGCGCTCCTCGATCTGCTCGCTGACCACCGCGTAGGCTGTCCCCTCCATGACCTCTAGCGCCTCCATCGTCCGTGCTGGCTGGTCGTAGACGCCGCCTTTCGCTGGGAACGCCACGCGCTCTATACGCACGGCTCCGGACAGTCCGTCCACCGCCGTCCGGTGCGTGTGGCGAAAGAGCTCGAGCCATTCTCGGATCTCAGGCGTCAGCGAGAGGACTGGGCACTCGCGGAGGACGAGCGCGGGTCCGCCGGCCCCCCATCCGTCGGACCAGACTGGGTCTCGGCTTGGGGCGTCGCACCCTCGTTGACCGCAGAGTCCGCGCTCTCGGCAGGCGCCGCAGTCGTCTCGGGTCTCTGCCCAGCTTGTCCCTGGCTTGGCTCGCTCGAGGAATCGGCAGAATCGGTAGGCGACGATGATTTTTTTTTGGTCTCCTCGTCCACTCGGTTCTGACGTAGCACCTCGTCGTAGATCGTCTCCAACACGTCATGCCGTCCTCCGAGGTGCTCGAGGATGTCGCGCCCGGTCTTGACGGTGACCTCCTTGCCGTCCTCGAGCTCGACGACGAGGTGACTCCGCATCTTGGCGTACATCTCCACGACGTCGCGCCGGAGGTCCTCGCTCTTCTTGAACATCTCGGAGGTCGACACCACCTCGCCTCTCGCTACGATTGCCTTGAGCCTGATGGCGTCCTCGAGGAGATCGCGCACGCGGGATCGAATGTCGCTCGCCTCGCCGAAGTTCAGCCGCTTGACGTCGACCTCGAGGACCGTGTCGGCGTCCCATCGAATCTTGGCCGGGTAATAGGATCTGAGTCTCATGGATAGACCTCCGGGTCGTTTGGGTGAGCGGGGGCTCAGAACCCCCGGTGCCGTGACGCCTGGGATGTGCGTCGTTAGCACCCTGCCCGAGCGCGGCCGGCGGGGAGCCGGAGATCGCGCTCGAGGTGTTGCCGCTATGCCAGGATCAAGGCGAGCTCATTATTTCCGCCCTGCGTTGATTCGAGAGCGACGCCGGAGAACGACCAGTTCACCTCGCCGTCGGGGTCGTTTTCCGAAGGCGGCGCGAAGTCCACCTTCGGCATGTAGACCGCGATGATATTGCCCTCGGTCTTTCCCGTCTGATTCAGCACGGAGCAGAGCGTTCCCGCCTCGGTGAGGTCCTTGAGCGTCGCCTCGGTCTCCGACCAGGCGTCGAGACTCACCGTCACATCTCTGCTGCCATTCCGATTCAGCTCGGACGGAAGCCTCACGCCATACTCCGAGTTCCGCGCGTTGAGCGCGTTCGTGAGTCCGATGTTGAGCGTCTTCATAAGATACACGGTGTCGTCGATCATCGTGTAGCCGTCGACGATGCCGGACGGAGGGTTCTGCGTCCCGATGCTCGTAAAAGCGGCGGGCTCTGACTGTGCATCCGCCGTCGCGAGGCGATCGCGCGCGGGACCACCGACAGTCATCTGGACTTCGGAGTTTGCGTCGAACGCGAGCTCGAGTGAGTCGATGCCGCAACCGATGAGCGCCTTTCGCTTCGTGCCCAGCACGTGAAGGATGGTCAGTGACAGCGCGAGCGCGGTCGTGAATTTGTAGGTGACGCATCCTTTCAGCGCGTCTCCGGTCGTCGGCGCCGCCGGCAACGCAGGCGCCCAGGTCAGCGCGTTCGATGCCACACCTGTCAGCACTCTCACGTAGGGCCCGAGTTGACCGGTCACTTCGATCAAGACGGCATCGCCTATCGCAAGCGTTCCAGCGCTCGCGACCGTGGCGCCTGTCGTGGTTGGAGTGGGAGACGCAGAAACGGTCGTATCGAGCGTGACGTTCGTCTTCGCGCCGAACGCCGCCTCGAAGAAGGGGTCCCCCTCGGCGAGCGTGTTGAGCGTTCCGCTAGGCTGGATGTTCGAGTTCAGGCCAGAGAGCGATGTCGCTGGCTTTCGGTCGAAGCGGCGGAAGAGACCCGGAGACGGGTTCTTTTCCGGGCTGGCGACGCGCGAGAAGGGGACGTGATCCCAGCTCCCTTTGTCGATGTGACGAAAGGCGTTCGCCGACGCGAGGGTCTCCTCAACGCCGTAGTCGGCTTCCTTCTTAACCCAGATTTTTCCGGTGCGCCCCTGGTCGATGCTCATGTCTCCTCCGTCACCGCGCTCGCTCGGGCGCCCAGTTCATCGGGCTCATCGCCCGTCACTTCCTCGAACCATTCGGGCTCGACGCACTTCCGCTCGACGAGCTCGGAGTAGAGCGCCTCGTCGACGACGGCCCCGCGCCCGAACCGGTGGCTTCGCTCCTCGCGCGTGAAGAGGATCGAGACGCCCACCTTGCAACGGTAATGCTTTGCCTTACGCTTACTCATTTGGCGCTCCGTAATTCCTGGTCGTTACGATCTCGCCGCTCACGATCGCCCAGACTTGCCGGCCCAGCGGCTCGCGCATCTGCCGGTTGAGGATCCGCGTCTCGTAGGCGAGCTCTCCCCTACTGATGTCCTTCACGATCGCGGTCTCGACGTCCGCGAGGCCCCGGAAGTAGGTGCGCAGCAAGCTTGCGTCGTCCGTGGTATCAGAGTCATGCACCCACCCGATATCGAACGGGCGAGTGACACGCACGCGTCCGGACCGTTCGGGGAAGTCGAACTCGTCGGGCCGTGAGAGGTCGAGCAGGACGAACGGGCGCGGCGGACCGAACGGCGGATCCGTTCCGGGAATGAGCTTCTCCGACTCGTGATTCGGGTCGAGCTTGACCGCCGTACCCTGGACCGTGTAGTGGTAGCCGTCCGCCGTCTTGATCGCCTGCAACGCAGCGTGGAGGTTCTCTACGATGCGGAACTCGCGCGGCTCATCCACCGAGGCGCCCTCCGAAGCTGGGCAGCGATCCGGACGCGCCCCCGCTCATCTGGCCTATGATGCGGCCGAGCAGACGATGGAGCTCCGCCTCGAAGACCTCCTGCCCGCGAGCCTTTACGGATGCCTGCTGCTCGCTGAGCACTCTACCCACGGACGGCCCGAAGAGCTGCTGGATCGGCAGCCTGCCCGCTCCCGCCTTACGCTTGAACACGCCGCGGTGCGCTCCGACCGTCGCGATGAAGGCATTCGCCTGTCGCCCCTTCCCGCGACGGCCCGACTTGTACGTCACTCCGCGACCCTTGCCGCGTGACGGCTCTGGACCGCGAGCGCCGAACTCTATGAGCGGGATACGCTTCGACGAGGCGCGTACTCCCCAGGCGAGGTCCGGACCGCGTGGACCGAATGGCTTCAGCTTCGAGCGCACCGTACCCACCTTGAGCCCCATGTCGCGAGACACGACGCGGTTCGCCTGAGTGCCCATGGCCTTCGACGAGCGCACGGCCGCGCTCTGAATAGCCTTCGAGGTCTCCACAGGGAAGGCGCCCAGAAACGCGCTGACGTTCGTGGTGTCCGCCGTGATCGTGATCGCCATCAAACCACCGCCGATACGATCACGTGGAAGTGCCCACGCGTGACACGGTCGAGGCCCTCCACCTGCCAGTCCGTCGCAGCCTCGCCGAGTGGCCCCACCGCGTTGATGAGGGTTCCCCTCGGAATCTCCTCGACAACGCTTCTCCGGATCGCCATGACTCGCTTCGGCTCCCGCCGCTCCATCTCTCGCCCCGACGGCTGCTCCTCTGCGAACTCGCGACCCCAGGTCACTTTCGTGGTGATGGGTGCGCCGGACGGAGTCGTCAGCGTCGCCGGAACGCCAAGAATCGCAGCGCCCTTGTCAGCGACGAGCACCCGAAGAGGGTCGAGGTCCACCGCCTATTTACCGGACGACTCCGTCGAATCGGACCATGCCCGTCGCGGAGGGATTGTCCGCCGCCTCAGACGCGACGCCTACGAGCGTGTTAGCGCTCGATGTCGTGGTGAACTTTTTCGCGGTATCGTCCCAGTAGATCTTGGCGCCCTCGGTCCACGCCTGCGCGCTGACCTTTGCGACCTCCGCGACGCCTGTCACCATGCCGGCGAAAGAGAGGGTCTCCGCGACGGTCACGAGCGCCACCACCACGAGTGAACCGATGAGGTACGCCGTACCGCTCACCACTCCGTCGGTTGGAGCCGTGAGCTCGAGGACGTCACCCGCCTGCCGAAACGTCTTCATGTCTTCATTCTCCTATCGTGCCGCGCCGTCCAGTCGAACGGCGCCGACCGTCGGGGTTGCGGCTGCCACTCCCGTTCCGGCGACGACGGTCACCGTATCTGTGGTCGCCGTGGCCGTAACTCCGTCGATGGCGTCGATCGCCGCGGCGAGGTTCGTGGCAGTGACATCGTCGGACGTCGCCGCCGTGAAGTCCGTGCCCTCGACCAGTACCGTCGCGACGCCGTTGATCGTGACGGTCACCTCCGCGTCGTCGGTCGCGAGCTGGGCGAAGTCGAGAACCTGTAGAGTGAGGCCGACGATGACGAGATCGGTTGGGTCGACGTCCGTCGCCAGCGCGACGACAACAGGCACGATGGGAGGAACGGCCGCGCCAACGAGCGGATTGGACCCCGTATCGCTATCGAGGGTGAACTCCTTCGCGGTGTCGTCCCAGTAGATCTTGAGCCCCTCGGTCCACGTCTCGCTCTCGACCTTCGCGACGTCGGCGACGCCACGGACGAGCCCTCGAAATGGTGCTGCCGCGTCTGCCGTCTCCGTCGCGATAACGAGGAGAGTGCCGATCAGGTAGGCGCTCCCGCTGACGACGCCGCCCGCGGGAGCGGTGAACTCCTGTACGAGTCCAGGAGCGATGAACGTTTTCACGTCTGCCTCCCGTCTTTAGGCGCCAGCGTTCTTGAACAGCCCGCGGTGGTCGATCACTTTCGCGGCGAAGTCGTGGCGCGCCTTGATCTCGATGCCGTCGACGTCGAACCCGACCCGGCTCTCCACCATGGGCCCCATCTCGCCCTCTAGCGAGCCGTACTCGATGATGTCGACCTGGTCCGGCGTCGCCGCCAGATACCAGGCGTCGGCGTCATCGGCCTCGAGCCTGGGCTCGGAGACGACCTGGAGCCGCCCCGCGAAGGGGTTCACGTTCCCGGCCGAGCTCGCGGACAGGTTGACGCTCACGAACTGGTCCGCCACCGTCTCGATCGCAGGAGGAACGAGCAGGTAAACGGGGTTGATGTTGAGATGCGTGACGCCGTCGAGCCCCGTCTGATTCCGCATCGCTGCTCGTCCGATCCCGATGTTGGGGATGTCGATCACCGTCGGCGTCCCGGCGAGATTTCCATGCGCCACGCTGAAGAGCGCGTTCCCGTCAGCCATCACGGCGTTCGCTGTGATCTGCGCCCACACGAGATCGCTCTCGAGGTTTCGAGCGCTGCGGCCGAAGAGCATGGCCACACGAGAGAACGCGTCGGTGTCGTCGTTGACCAGCGCCTTCCGCGTGATCGCGAAGATACGCCCATAGGTCGAGAGGGCGAACTTCTCGCGGCCCTCCCCGATCGTGCCGTGCTTGAACTCGCCGTGCTCGCCGACCTCGAGAAGCGCCGGCGCCTCTCCGATCTGAACGCGGCTGACGTCCTTGAAGTCCGGGAGCGTCACCCGGCGAGAGAATACGCCGAAGGTCTGTGGAGCGGCCTCGTAGCTCGCGCGGAGCGTCTTGTTCGCCACGTCGGCGAGGAGGAGCGCGAAGTCCGAGGTCGTGTGCATCCCGGCGCGCTTGTCGAGGCCGATGGCGAGCCCGGAGAGCTCCATCTTGCTGAAGCCGGTCGTTCGGACGCCCATGTGCCCGAGGTAGGCCTCCGCGATCCGAAGCAGGGTCATCCCGCGGTACGGACGGCCCTTCTCGGTGAGGTCGAAGCCAGGCGAGGCGGCGTCACCGGGTCGCTGCTTCGGATAACACCGGTGAAGGAGCGCGTCCGAGATTCCCTCGCGGACGTGCACGAATGGATCCTCCCCGGTCACTCGCACAAACGGACGGCTGCCACCTCGCGGGACGTCGGTGGAGTCTCTCTTCGCGAGCTCGTCGAAGATCCGCGTCTGAGCCTCGAGCAGCGGGGTCCCGCCGTCGATGAGGTCATCCGCGATGGACTGCGGGAGTCGCGCGGCCCGGCACGCCTGGAAAATGCCCTGCACGCGCTCTCGCTCTTGAATCGCCCCGATATCGCGCTCGTTGGGCTCGGGCGCGTCTTCCGGCTCCTCCACGATGGGCGCGAGGGGATACGGCTCCAGCATCGTATCCGAGCGGGTGTCGTCCGTTTTCTTCAGTGCCATTTTCTCCTCCGGGCTCGTCGCACTCACGACGACGCATGAATTCATCTCTCCGCGATCTCCGCGCACTCCAGCGCCTGCATCGGCCGGAACCGGGATCAGGGAGAGCTCGTACGGCTCCCAGTCGATTGCCTTCCGGATGGGTAGCTTGTTGTTCTTGCTAGCTGCGGTCTCCTGGACCTTGTAGGTGCGGTAGCCGACGCTGATCGAGCCGATGATTCCGTCTTTGACGTCCTGCCAAAACGGCTCGACGTCGGCACGCTTCGAGAATCTCACCCGCGCGCGCGCCTCGTTTTTCGTGACCGTGGCGCTGCCCTTGACGACCGTGCCCATGATGTCGCCGACGCTCCACATGCTGTGGGAGTCGAGCAGTGGGGCACCGCTGTTCAGGCGCTCGAGTCGGATATGCCCCTCCTCGAGCGATAGCGTCTCGATGTAGCGCTCGTCCCTCACCCAGTCGTAGCGTTCGACGGGGGAGCCGGTCGAGAACGCGATCTCGACGGTACGGTCTTCCTCGTTGACCGTCTGGACATCCGCGCGCGTCGAGAGCGCGGGGAGGTCGATGGTGCGGGGCAGGAAGCCCGGGACGGATGCGCGGCCAGAGGGCCGCGCCGCGCCTTTCGTCGTCATCGACGAAAGGCTAGATTGATTTTGGGCGCTTGGGGAGTTGACTTTCTGTCAACTGTGGCTAAGTGGCTCTATTCAGAAGGGAACATGCGGGCGCGCGACGCTGCGGAACCGCTGGGGCGCCCGGACCGAGCAACCATCCCGCCCGGTTGAGCTCTCGGAAGTGGACTGCGACCCTCTGCCTGGAGATGTTGAGCCTTCGCGCAACGAAGCTTCCGGGGACGGCCTCCCC